TTCAGGAAAAACATGATTGCCGAAAGGCTACCCGTCCGTTTTTTCCCGTCCGAGTTGAAAATGTGGCTCATGAACGTGCTTTCCACATCATCAATCAGCCCCTCTTTGCATTCGTCATATTCTGCACCGAAAGCCGCGTGTTCAGCTATCCAGCGGTTCACTGTCTTACGGGTAACGCCTGCATATTCACACGCTTGACGGGTGTTTAGCTTCGTTTTTCGGAATGCAGACAGGAACGCCGATTGTTCGGGCAATAGCTTGCCCGTTACTTCGGTTAGTTCTAGCTGTTCCGGTTGGTCGCTCATTTTCCGAAGCGCTCACGGCGAAATGTGGTTTGAATCAAGTCAGTCGCTTTTTTGTGTGCTTTGTACCAGCCGCGCATAAACCCTGCGGCATACCCAATAGCAAACCCGATGCCGATCAGCGAAAGCGCTGAAATGGTGAATTCACTCATGGGCGTTTCTTCCTCGAATAGTCGCTATACGCATAATTATTGATGAACGCATTCAGCCCGTCGCCAACATCCGCGAGCGTTTTCATAATCTCGACCTTCACCGCGCCTGCTGATTTTGCCGTGTAGGTGTACTGGCTTTTATCCTCGAATTGGACGCGGATTGAGGCTTTCCCTTTCGTGTACTTCTCCACGCCGGAATCGTCGTTAATGTCTTTGTATTTGGTCATTCTCGCCATATCACACTACCACCGGAATAAGCAGGCACACGCATAAAATCAAACAGGCTACCCAGTGTTCGCGGATAAAGTAATCTGCCATTCCGAATACCACCACTACGCCCAACATGGGGAATAGCATGTATTCGAGTAAAAACGCTTGCAGCCTGTTCATGTTATTTGTCCTTAGTGTATTTGTTCAGGATTTTTTCAAGCCCTGATTCACCCATTGATGCCAGCAATATAGCCAATCCGAGCATGGTTGTATTGTTCAGGTCTGGGAATAGCGCCAGTATTGAAAATGCCGCCACGCCCAAACCCGCCGTTGTAATCGCCCTGCCAATCGCGAGGCGCAATGTGATCACATCCCCTGATTGCAAGAGCTTGCCAATCCCTACCAGTGCGCCAATCGCCGCAGCCATTGCCACCATGCTATACATTTCGTTTTCGTTTTTCACTTTATAACCCTGTTTTTTTGTTGCCTTGCATCATGCCAAAAACTCATTAATCAGGGTTATTGAGTAATTCACGGGGCTTTGCTTTGAGCCTTATTTTTGCTCAATATTTTACTTTCTGGATGCGGTTCTTCGTAGCCAAACATCTGATTGATTGCATTCAAATCGGCTTCAAACGCCTGTTCTTCAAACGCAATGCGCTTTTCATGGGCATCCGCACGGGCGTTGATCAATGTCAGGCGTGCTTGTTCTTGCTGTTCTCGAATGTTCATCATAATTTTGTGGCTCACTTCGGATTGTTGAAAAATGTGCGCAGCAGCACGGTAATGCCCTGCACGGACATGCTAATCATGGCGGCAGCAGTGGCTTGCTGTTCTGGTGTCAGCTCAATATTGAATATCACCAGTAGTTGGGTTATCCCGCCGACAACCTGCACCCAGTTGATTTTGGACTGCATGGCGCGTGAGTACCATGGTTCGCGGTCTATCAGTGCGTGATTCACCATTACCTTGATTTTTTCCGGTTGCGGATAGTCGACTGGCTGAATAGCTTTTGGATGCGGTTCATTTTCCACATCCTTGTTTTCAGCAAGGTCGACAAAAACATAATCATCAGCCTCTAAATCTGGCAGCGGGTAATCGACTGGCGAGGTAATTGGCTCTTGCTTCACCAGCTCCGTATTATCCCGCTCAATTGGTGCTTGTTCGCGGTTTTCCAAATACCGAATAGCCTTTTTAAGCAGCGCTTTTCTGTCGGCAATACCAACGCTCCCGCCATTTATCCGTAACGTAATCGTATCAATATCGTCGCGTTCTGCATCATCAAGCAATTGCTTATTCACGACAAAAAACCATGCCGCTGCATCTGCGCTAATCGCAGGTTTCAGCATCAAATCAGGGTTCGACACAATGTCATTCCCAGAATAATCAGCGTATGCCTGCCACATTTCCCGACCTGTCAGCATGATCGCGCCAATGCCTGAGAATTTCCAGCCGTCGCCGGATGACACATCGCCGTTACCCATTCGGTTTGAATAAACCTCATTCGCCAGCTTTTTGGGGTTTCCCATGTAATCACCTGCGTATAGCTTTTTGCCTTTTTGCGAGAGGGTGAATCTAGTGGGCCACACGGCAACCAGTCGACTGGGTGTCTTGTAATTCAGGTTTTCACGCAGGTGGGTAAGCATTTGTGATTCATGCAAAACCTGCGCCGCAAAGTGCGCAATATGCAGAGTTTTGGTTATCCCGTACTTGTCACATGCCGCCAAAAACGGATTTCCCCATTTTGTCGCCAGTGCATTACTAACACCCATCGCGATTAAAAAATCCTTACCCATTTTATTTGCTCCAAAAGCGTTTGGGGCAATTGTTTATTAATCCTCATTACTTCTTATAACGAGCCATGCCGTAGTTTTTCCTGAGTTGTAAGGCAACCCACAAACGGAATAAACACGCATGACAGACGAAACCCAGCAGCAAGATGAAACGCAAGGCGCGGATGATGCTGCTCAGAAAGCGATTATCGAAAAAGAGACGGCAGGTTTAAAGGCTAAGAATGCCGAATTGCTTGGAAAGCTCAAGGAGCTTCAGGGCAGTTATGCACAAGCAAGTGAGCATCTAAAACAATGGGATGGATTAGACCCTGAACAGGTCAAAGACACGATGAAGCGCCTCCAAATGTCCGAAGAAGCAAGGCTTATCGCGGACGGCAAATTCGAGGAAGTTTTAAAGCGTAAAACCGACATTGTTGCTGCTGAATGGAACTCGAAATACAGGGCAAAAGAGCAGACGGAAGCCGAATTGCGCACAAATCTCGAATCTATTCAAAGCAAATACGCATCACTGCGAATTGATGAATCGGTACGTGCTGAGTTAACAAAATTGGGCGCGTTACCCGCTGCTATCGAAGACGCGGTTTTACGTGCTCGGATGACGTTTAAATTGGAAGGCGATGATGTTCTGGCGCGTGATCGTGACGGGGATTTATTGACCGGAAAACATGGTGCTCTCTCAATTGCCGAATGGTCTGAAAATATGCGTGAGGCTGCCCCTCATTGGTTCGGAAAACCGACTGGTGGCGGGGATAGAAAACAATCAAATGGAAATGGCGCGAGTGATCGGCTGAAAAGCTCGACTGTTAAAGACCTCGCCGCACGTATCCAACAAAAATACGGTATTCAATAATGTCTCTATCTAATATGCAAAACACCTTGGCAACTGTAGTTATGCCAATGGTTATCGAATCCCTGTCTCAGCAAATGGATGTTTTTAACGAAGCATCTGGCGGGGCGTTGGTATTATCTGCCGAAGGCGTTTCAGGTGATTTCCTGCAACAGTCCTTTTTCTCAAACCTTCAAGCCGCAAGCCGTGACGTTGACCGTTACGCAACAAATGCCAGCGTGCCGACGCTCGATTTGTCGCAGGTAAAAACGTCAGGCGTAAAACTGGCTGCCGCAATGGGTCCGATTGGCTTTGAGCCATCCCAGTTGACGTGGTTATCTCAGCCGACATCTGCCGGACTGGCGGCGGCAACAAAGCAATTCAGCGACATCATCCTCGCCAATTACGTCAACAAAGCCATTGGCGCACTGGTTGCAGCTATCGCAAACAATCCCGATGCAGTGCATAACGCAGCAGCCGTTAATCACATCGAGATTAACAACGCTCATGCAAAGTTCGGCGACCGTAGCAGCGACCTGATTGCCAACATCATGACAGGCGCAACGTACCACGCACTGATTGGCACGGCGCTGAATAACGCGGAACACCTGTTCACCTCTGAATCCGTTCGAGTGGTGGATATTCTAGGCAAGCGCACAGTGGTCACGGATGCGCCGGAACTGTTCAAGGCTGGTAAGCAGCGCGTATTGAGCCTAACAAGAGGGGCTGTAACCGTGATGGATGACGGTGACAAGATCAGCAACGTGGAAACCAGTAACGGCAAAAGCCGCATTGAAACCACGGTACAGGTTGATTACGCATTTGCTTTGACCATGAAGGGTTATAGCTGGGACGAAGTTGCGGGTGGTAAATCACCTCTGCAAGCCAAGCTGTTCACTGGCACAAACTGGGTCAAGAAAGCCTCAGACATCAAGCAAACCGCTGGCACTATCCTGATCGCGGGTTAACACCTAATGGCATGTAAAAAGAAACCCGTCGGCAAGTCCGGCGGGAATGGTAAAGGTAAAAAATGAGTGAATCAAACATCTGGTATGTGGATTTCCCGACGTACCGTTACAACGAAGATGTGTCGGCACTGGCGCGTCAAAATGGATTAACTGTGATTGATGCTGCGGCAACGGTGAGCCGTGACGGCGCTACGGATAAGCCGCCCGCATTGACGCTAAAAGCCGAATACAAGCCAAAGCAAGCAAGCAAGGCGGCGGCAATGCCGATGATTGACGCTGAAACTGGCGAAGCTGTTAAGGCGAAACCGTGATTGATCGGGATAGCATCACCGCGTTAGTGACCGCATCAATCCGTGGCAATGCAGGCAATCGGGTAACACCTATTGCACTGCAAGGCTGCATTGATCGGGCGTTGCGACAGTATGCAATTGACCACAAGCAAGAGAAAATTGAAACCCTTGAGCTTGTGGCTGGAACGGCTGAATACGCCACTACCGCACCAGTGCTATCCCTGCACTGGCATGATTGGCACTTGCCCGACTCGCTGATTACTGAGACGTACCCGACGCTATTTGCGACCATTGGGGACTCGTTTGTGCGCTTGACGTACCCGCCAACTGATACCCACATTGAGACAATTGGCGCATCAGTGCGCGTGATGTACTTGAGCTACGGCGCATCAGACCCCGCTCTAATTCCAGACTGGCACGAAGACCGTATTGAGACGCTGGCTACGGCTTACGTCATGCTATCGCTTGCCAGCATGGATATTCTCGAACCAATCCAGCTACACGCTGGAATGGG